CCGATGCTGCAGCGGAATCATTCAGCAAGCATCAGCGGGATCTTTATCTCAACGGCTTGACGGAACTTTCTGATGCCGCGGCGAAATCGCTCGCTAAGCGCAAGGGAAACCTAGCACTAGACGGCCTCGCCGAACTCTCTGATGCCGCAGCAGAGTCCCTCGCCGAACTTTCGGGAGTTCTTTCCCTCAGCGGCCTGAAGAAACTTTCTGATACTGCTGCCAAATCGCTCGCCGAGCACAAGAAATACCTTTGGCTGAGGGGTTTGACGGCGCTAAAGGAAACCTCGGGGCACCTGGCCTTGGCTGCTAAGTTCGCCAGAATCAAGGATGGTGTCTGGCTCGATGGCCTGATAGAGCTATCTGATGCCGCGGCAGAGATACTCGCGAAGCGCAAAGGATACCTTTCTCTGAACGGCCTAACGGAGCTCTCGGATGCCGCCGCAGAATCGTTCTCCAAGCATCAGGGAAGCCTTAGCCTCAACGGCCTCAAGGTGCTCTCGGATACCGCAGCAAAATTGCTCGCCGACCGCGAAGAATCCGTAAGACTCGAAGGCCTTGAAACCCTGAGCGCCAAGGGTGCGGGATTTCTTCTTAAAGCAAAGGGAAAGCTCACGACAAATCTTTACCTTGCAGCGATCGCGCACCGTTAATGACAATGGTGAAAGAGGGTTGGGGAAAAGCCGAGCGCGGGCTACGTCCAAATTCAATTACTCCTCGCACCTGATCACGGCTCAAGCGCCTCCTGCCAAACCTTCCCGCAAATCTCCAAACCGGAGGATTTAAAATCCGGATGTCTCCCCCAGCCATGGACCCACACTCCGACGATATCGAGTGGTCAAAAGAGTTTTCCGATTTGACCACCTGGGTGGCGGAAGGGCAGACTCGCAAGCCGATTGACCGATCCGAAAGAACGTGTCCACTCTGCCGCCTGACTTCAACCCCTGAAAAACGACCATCCCCATGAGCGAAGATATCGAAGAAGACGAAGATCTCGATCCCCGCGATCTCGAGGCCTTTTACGCCGCCGCAGCCAACGGTGATGAGTTCATCGTCCAGATCGACTTCGATTATTGCGAGGTGAACTATTCCGGTTACCAGATCCTCTCGAAGGCGGAGTTGGGCAAGTTGATCGCCGGACTGCGCAGCGGGGCGCAGGTCGGAGCCCACAACATGCCGAAGCATTGGGAGGAGAACTTCGACATTGGGCTTCTCGATGGTTCTTTCTCGATCCATTCAGCCGATCCCGATTACGTCGCGGCCATGAGATTGGTTTTTGGGGAATCCGTCGGTGATACCGGGTATTTTTACGATGTGATGGAGGCGGCTCCGAAGGTCATCGATCTGGCACTTGCGCAAGAGTTTCTCAAGGATGACAGTATCGACCTTTCCGAAATGACCTCGATCACTGACGAGGCGGCGGAGGTGCTTTCGACGCACGAAGGAGACCTTTCCCTCTACGGTCTGACGGAACTCTCCGATGCCGCCATCGAATCGCTTTCCAAGCATAAGGGATGGCTTTTCCTCGACGGCCTGACGGAACTCTCGGATACCGCCATCGAATCGCTTTCCAAGCATCACGGGGACCTTTACCTCGACGGACTGACGGAACTCTCGGATCCCGCCATCGAATCGCTTTCCAAGCATCACGGGGACCTTTCCCTCAACGGCCTGACGGAACTCTCGGATCCCGCCATCGAATCGCTTTCCAAGCATCACGGGGACCTTTACCTCGACGGACTGACGGAACTCTCCGATGCCGCTATCGAATCGCTCTCCAAGATTCAGGGAAGCCTTTCACTCGACGGACTGACGGAACTCTCCGATGCCGCCATCGAATCGCTATCCAAGGTTCAGGGATGGCTTTTCCTCGGCGCCCTGACGGAACTCTCCGATGCCACCATCGAATCGCTATCCAAGGTTCAGGGAGGTCTTTCCCTCGGCGCCCTGACGGAACTCTCCGATGCCGCCGCCGAATCGCTATCCAAGGTTCAGGGAGGTCTTTCCCTCGGCGCCCTGACGGAACTCTCCGATGCCGCCGCCGAATCGCTATCAAAGGTTCAGGGAGATCTTTCTTTCTACGGCCTCGAAACGATCAGCGCCCAAGCAGCCAAGTTCCTCCTCAACGCAAAGGGAGATGTAAGCACCGGGCTCGACCTCGAAGCGATCGCCAACGGTGACTACGAGAAAGATAATGAAGACTATGACGACGAGGACGAGGACTACGACGATGACGACGAGGATTGAGCCGCAAAAATCCCGCGGCTGATGGCCGGCTTCACCCGGACGGTTTCATGGTCCCCAATGTGAAGCCGTCCGCGCCACCCGCTCACACCAAATCATCAAACAACCCCGGCTGGAAGGGCTCAAGCGCCTCCTGCTCGGCCTTGAAGAAGTCCTGCTTCGTCTTGCCTCGCTTCCGTCCCTCCCGCGTGTGGCAGTCATAGGCGTAGCCGGGAATGGGCACGTAGTCTTCCGCTTCGCGCAGGTCGTCGGCGAGGTTCTCGGGATCGACTCCCGCCATCTGGTCGTAGACGAAGTTCTGCAAGTGATCGGCATCGCGGTTCTTCTTCGACAAGCAGAGCAGGATCACCGCCTTGGAAATGAAGATGCGGCCCCGGTGTTGCTTGGCGGGCAGACCCTCATTCACCGTGAGGTAGGCATCGTGAAGGGCCTTTACTTCGGCGGTGAGGATGCCCCAGCAGTCCTCCGCGCTCACGGTGAGGAGCCGCTTCCAGCAATACTTGCCGAAGCCGCTCTCCCAGAGTTCCAGCGCCCAGTAGCCGGCAAGTTTCGCGTCGGCCCGGCGGATTGCTTTCTGCATCGCGCTGGACACCTCGCTGAACTGGTAGCCGCGCTTGGTGCGAAGATTCATGGGATCGTTGGGGAGTAGATAGGGCTGGTCTGGGCTTTCCATGGAAGGAGCCTCGTCACCGTGGTTTCGAGGGTCCATCCGTTTGCATCACCATTCGGGTGGGCCGAAGTGACTCCACCATTTTCCGGCAGGCGGCCGCGTGAGTCGCAAAGAAAGGAGGGTGTTCGAGGGTGCCTCATGATCAGTGCAGCGAAAGACTTTGCCGGCGCGGCGCGTGGATGGCGACCCGATCCTGGCTCTTGTAATCCTCGAAGGTGATGTGGGCCTTCCACTTGCGCTTGAGGTGGCGCTTCTCAGTGGCGATCCGGTCTGCGGTGCGGAAGAGCGAGTTGCCGCCCAGGTTCTTGTCCCGGTCCTGCACAAAACAGAACCGCGCTTCGTTCCAGACAAGCCGGTTGTCGAGCAACTCCTGGAGGGTGGCGTCGATGTCGCACTTGCACTTGAGCAGCTCGTCCCACTTCGGAACGTCGCCCTGCTCGTCGCGGACCACACCGACCGCTCCCCCGACCCAGTGGTTCACGCCGAAGGGATCGTTGCGCTGGAGCAGGCGCGGGTCGCTCCGCTGGTGCCATCCGAAAAGGCGGGCGTCGGCTCCGCGTGCGCACCAGGCCGCATTGGTGATCATGGCGAGGGCTTCTTCGGGACTGAGCTTGCGGCAACGCAGGCTCACCATGCAGACGCAGGCGGTGATGTCGTCGTCGAGCATGACGATGGCGTCCTCGGTGAAATGTCCGAGGATCCAGTTGCGCACGGCGGACACCCCGGTGATCTCATCGGGGATGGTCGCGAGGTCGGGCAGCGGGATCGCAGCGTAATCAGCCCTTTCGCTTTCCGGCACGAGCAACGTCGCGCTGGGGAAGAGCTTGTGGCTGGTCATCGTTCGCGCCCGGCTGCGGCTCAGGATCACCAGCCGCAGGGAGAGCGGCCGGAGTTCCGGCCACAGGTCCGCTGCCACTGGAGGCGGCGCGCTGGCAGAGTTGGAGCAGTCGTTTTCCATGTAAAACCCTTCCGATCCCGATCTTCTTCGTAGTCCGGGTGATCGAGTAATCGACCTCGCGCACGCCCATGAGCTGGAGCGCGAGCATCCAGTCGCGCAGGTCGTGGAACATGAAGACGAGGTAGTCGTGATGCTCGAATGCCTGGCATTCCATCCGCGGGATCGGCTCCAGTTCGTCCTCGGGATCGTCCTCCTCGAAGAGCTTGCGGATCTCGTCCTCCATGAAGCCGGTCAGTTCGAGGTCGAAGGCGGGATCGGCCTCCTCGATCTGACGTATGAGCCGGCGCAGTTCGTCCTCATCAAGCTCGGCCAGTTCCGCGAGACGGTTGTCGGCGAGGAGATCGGCGAGCTCCTCGGCCTCCGAACCGTAGTCCTGTTCATCGACCGGCACGGTTTCACAAGCGAGCAGGAGAGCGGCTTCGAGACGACCGTGGCCTCGAACGACCAGTCCGCTACGCTTCGAGACGGTGATGGGATTGCGCCAGCCCTGGTCCTGGATGATCGAGGCGAGCAACTGGATCTGGTGGGCGCTGTGCCGGTTCGGATTGGCCGGATTGGGCTTCAGCGTGTTGGGATCAAGCAGCGCGGTGTGGGCGCAGTGGACGGGAATGCTCACCCCGCGAACGGGCTGTCAACGCGAGCGTGGTCGTTGACTCCGTCGCCTCGGGCAAGATGGAATCCGTTCTCCCGCCTGAAGTCGCCCGCAAGCTCCTCCACAAGGATCTCGCCAACCTGGTCAAGCGCGTTCACGAGGGCAAAAAGCTGACGCGCTCCGAGCACGCCATGCTCCAAAACCTCGCCGGAGCGTCACCGGGACACTCCGGCCCGACCCACGCCCGCAACTATGTGGAGCTCGCGGAAATTCTCGGGGTGAGCCGTCAATCGCTGGGTCATTGGCGACGGCGCAAGGACGCGCCCAAGGCCGCCGCCAACGGACTGCACGAGGTCGCGGCGTGGCGTGAATTCATGGCCCGCCACAACCTCAAGGGATCGGAAGTCCCGGCCACCGACGAGGAGGCGAGTCTCAAGGCGCGCAAGCTCCTCGCCGAAGTGGAGGAGCGCGAGCTGCGCCTCGCGGTGAAGAGGGAACTCTACGTGCCCCTCGACGTGGTGAGGCAGGAATGGACGACGCGGGTGGGACGGGCCGTGAGCCTGTTGCGCAACAAGTTAGAGTCGGAGTTGCCGCCGATCCTTTCAGGACTCGATGCGGTAGGCATTCAGGACGAATGCCGCAAGGCCATCGACGAGGTCCTCGGCCTTCTCCACGCAGGCGATGATGCGGGTTGAACTCCTCGATGAAATCTGGCGGGAGTGCTGGAAGCCGCCCGACCGTCGCCCGCCCTGGGCGTGGGCCGAGGAGCATGTCCACGCGATCCCCTATTCGCCGGTGCCGGGACGGTTCCGGGCTGACAACTCTCCCTGGCTGAAGGAACCTCTCGAAGCCCTCGTCGATCCCCGCGTCAGGGTCGTCTCGGTGATGGCGTCGATCCAGTCCTCGAAGACCACCATCGGCGAACTCGGCCTCTGCTACATCATCGCCAACCTGCCCGGTCCCACGCTCTGGCTCGACCAGACCGACGACGATGCCCGTGACCAGGCCGAGAGCCGCATCGGACAGCTCTTCGAGGATTGCCCGGCGGTGAAGGCGCTCTTCCCGAACAACCGCCACCGGATGAAGACGGCGACCAAGCACTTCTCCAACGGCATGACGCTCTGGGTGCTCGGGGCCCACAACAAAACCAACCTCCAGCGCCGTTCGATCCGCTGGCTGATCGGGGACGAGACCTGGCGTTGGCCGACCGGCCATATGGCTGAGGCCGAGGCGCGGGTCACCGCCTTCGGCTGGCTCGGGAAATGTTTGTTCCTCAGTCAGGGCGGCGAGGAACACGACGACACCCACCGCAAGTTCGAGACCACCGACCAACGCGAGTGGACTTTTCAATGCCCCGAGTGCGAACTTCGCCAGCCCTGGAAATGGGAAAACGTGGAGTGGAGCAAGGACGCCCGCGACGAAACCGGCGAATGGGATTTCGCCCAGATCCGCGCCACCGCCTCGCTCCGATGTGAAGGCTGCGGCCATCAGTTCGAGGACAGCGACCGGTCCCGCCGACGACTGAACACCACGGGCCGCTATGTCGCCCAGAACCTCAACGCCTCGACCGAAAACGTGGGCTTCCACTGGAACGCGCTCTGCGCGATGAGCTGGGGGAGGCTCGCCGAACTCTATCTCCGCGCCAAGCAGGCCGCGCGCATGGGCGACCTTGAGCCACTCAAAATCTTCTACCAGAAACGCCTCGCCCTTCCCTGGCGGGATTTCGTGGATGACTTCCGACTGGAGATCGAGCCAAGCGGCTATCGCTTAGGGGAATCCTGGGAAAGCGAAGCCGCCCTCGATGCGAAGGGGCGCATCCTCGAAGCACCCTTTGCTCCTGAAGAGGCGGCGGCTCCGATGCGCATCCTCACAGTGGACTGCCAGATGGATCACCTCTTCGCCGTGGCGCGCGGATGGGCGGCGGACGGATCCTCTCGCCTGCTCTGGCACGAGCGGCTCCTCACCTGGGACGACGTGGACGAACTCCAGGAACGCTTCGGCATTCACTCCAACCTCGTCTTCGTCGATGCCGGCCACGCCACCTATGACGTCTATCGAGAGTGTGCCAAGCGGGGCTGGACCGCCCTGATGGGTGACCGCCGCCCCACCTTCCTTCACCGGCTGCGGGACGGACGCAAAGTCCACCGCTTCTACTCGCCGCGTCGCAAGGTCGTCCTCAACCGCACCCAGGGCTGTTCGGTCTTCTACTGGTCTAACCTCAACATTAAGGACATGCTCGCCCGTCTGCGGCGAAACCAGGACCCCGAGCGCGGCCCGACCTGGGAAATCCCCGAGGACGCGACGGAGGACTACCTCAAGCAGATGGAAAGCGAGCGCCGCGTCAAGAAGGGCGGCAAGTGGCTCTGGCAACAGATCGGCGACCGTCCCAACCACTACCTCGACTGCGAGGCCATGCAGGTCTGCGCGGCAGTGATGCTCAAGCTGGTGGGCCGGGAAGCCGGAGGGGATGCGCCCGAGGGCGAGGAGGAAGGCGCGGGAGATTGACACGCGGATCGGGAGCGAACCCGCCCGACCCGATGCCCCGACCGAACTTCCTGCGACGCCACCAAGCCGCCGCAAAAAATCACCAGGGGCCCGGGCGGGCACAATCCACCCGCCACATGAATCCCACGCAATTCCTCCAAGGGAAACTCACTTATCTCGGCATCCTTCTCACCGCCCTCGGCGCACTCGGTCACCTCTTCGGGTTCACCGTCCCGACCGAGGAAGTCAAAGGCATCATCGGCTGGCTCCAGACCAACTGGAACACCCTGATGGAGCTGGTCGGCCTGGTCATTACCGCCTACGGCCGCCTCCGCATCAACTGGCGAAAGGAGGTCGCCTGATGAACGTCAGCATTGATACCCTTGCCGCCCAGATCGTGCGGGAAGCGAGCCGCTTCGTCGGCCTCCGCGAAGTCCGGAAGAACTCCGACTGGGACAACCCGAAGACTCCTGTGCGGGACTACGCCATCGCCGACGAGCTCCGTAAACTGATGCGCCCCTCGCCCTGGGAAGAGGGATGGGCATATTGCGCCGCCTATTGCGAGGGCGTGGTGGCGGCTGCCCTGCGTTCCCTCGAATTCCCCGAGGCGAAGATCCAGCGCTGGCACAAGGTGATGACGCCGCACTGCGTCACCAGCGCCGGAAACTTCCGCGCCCGAAAACTCCTCACCGAAAAACCCTCGACCGGGGCGGTCTGGCTCGCACGCCATGGCACCAGTTCCAACGGCCACGCCGGGATCGTCACCGCCGCCTCCGGAAAGTCCATGTCCACGATCGAGGGCAACACCTCGCTTGATCCGACCACTTCGGCAAAGGACCGCGAAGGCGACTGGATCACCACGCGGGTTCGCTCCATCGGTGGGACCGGTAGCCTCAAGACACTGGGCTTCGTCACCCCGCAATCCATCCTCGCCCTCCTCGAAGCCTGAGCCTCATGCCCTTCAGCCTCACCGGAAAAATCCACGACCTCATCGCCACCCTCACGGCGGGGAGCGTCGTGGCCGTGGCCTTGAGCGACCTCGACGTGGCCCTCAAAATCGTGGTCGGTGCCCTCACGAGCGTGTTCCTGCTTCTTGGCATCGTGATCCGGGCGCGGGAGCTTCGCTCTGGAGGCGGAGGAAAGAAGGGCAAGGAAGAGTGACGCGTCCCCGTTGACAGCCCGCCCGGCCCATGGCGCTCGGTCTCTTTGTCATCGGTTTCACGGCCTCGGAGGTTCTCCAGATCCAGGCGAAGGCCAAGGAGATGCTCATTGAGGGGAAGACCCTCATGTCGTGGGGCGAGAGCGGCTCGACGGCCACCAAGCAGTTCGCCATGCCCGTCCGCGAAGTCCTGGAGGAATGCGCCCACGCCCTGCCCCTCCTTGATCCGGAGACCTTCGGACGCCCGCCGCGACGGGTGGGATCGACTCGGGTCGGATTCCTCCCGAAATGAATTCCACTCTCCAACGACTCGCGGTTTCCCTCCTGCCGCCCATCCTCGTGCCGAAGACCTGGTCCTCGGTCTACGACAACGCGCAGAACTCGCCCCGCCGCGGCCCGGTCCCAGGTAACGCACCGCGCGACGCCCGCAAGGATCTCACTCCTGCGACCCGGCGCGAACTGGTGCGCCGGGGCCGCTACCTCTACAAGAACTCGGGCTTCGTCCGCGAGATGGTCTCCAGCATGGCGATCTACTCGACCGGCGACGGCATCCGTGCCCAGGCACAGTCGCCGGACTCCGACTGGAACCAGCGCGCCGAGGATTATTTCAAGCGCTGGAGTTCGCGTTGCGAGATCACGGGCCGGTACAGTTTTGAGGAATGTCAGGGACTGGTCTGCCGGGCGCTCGACATCGACGGTGAATACTTCGTCCTCAAGACCCGCAACCGTCTGGGATTGCCTTCGCTGCAGTTGATCGAGACTCATCGCATTGGCGGTGACGACTTCAGCCTGTCCTCTGTGGATGGAGTGACGCTGGACGAATGGGGAGCCCCTCTCACCTACCGCCTGCTTGAGGACAACGGGCCGCGTGAAATCCCCGCCCACCAGGTGCTTCACGTCTTCGAGCCGGAGCATTCCTCGGCAGTGCGCTCAGCCCCCACAATCCAGCACTCCATCAACCACGTCCTCGACGAAATGGAACTCATCGCCCTGGAGAAACACGCGGTGAAGGACAACGCCGATATCACCCGCGTCCTCAAGAACGAGGCGGGTCAGTTGGAGGAAGGCACTGACTTCGAGTTCCGTGACGGGGAATCATCGGCCGATTCGGATGCCAGCAACCCGACCGACCTGCAACGCATCGTCGGCGGAAAGCTCGTGGCGCTCAAACCCAACGAGTCGCTCGAATCCTTCGAGTCGAAGCGGCCCAGCCCCACCTTCACCGGATTCCTGGAACACTTGCGGAGGGATTCGGCCCTCGGTGTGCTCCCCTTCGAGTTCACGGCGGATTCCTCGAAGATCGGAGGGGCAGGCGTGCGGCTCGTCGTGGCCAAGGCAGACCGGCGCTTCTCCTTCCGCCAGATGATTCTCATCCAGCGTTTCATCCGGCCGGTCTGGTTCTATGTGATCGGGGACGCCATCGCCCGAGGCGAGCTCGAGGCGGTTCCAAACTGGTGGCGGATCAGTTGCGTGACTCCGCGCCGGGTCACAGTGGATGCCGGACGCGAGGCCCAGCAGAACCGGGCCGATGTGGAGATGGGACTCAAGACGATCTCGGACCACTACGAGGAGCTCGGAGCGGACTTCGGAGAGGAGATCGAACGCCGGGCACGGGACATCAAGATGATCCTTGAGGCGGCGGAGAGGCATGGCGTGCCGGTGGAGTTGCTTTGGAAGCCGGCGGGGGCAAGTTCCATCAGTGGTGGTGCTGAGCCTGCTTCAGGATAAGGGAGATGGGCTTGACGCTCAGTCAGTCGCGGCCCCGATTAGCCTTCTGGTTGATTGATCGTATTGCGGATAACGGCCAAACATGAAAATGCGGCTTCCTCCAAGGGACGGATGAGATGGGATGCGTCTTCAATCAATACGGGCGTGATTGGCTCATTACCATGCGAAACGTCGTTCCGAAGCTCGACGATCTTCTTCAAACGCTTTTCGTCTGCAAGCAAGCCGTCTGAGACTGCGTCAAGACCGCGCTCCACCACGAACTGTCGGACGCAATTCTTAGCCGAGCAAACTGGCTTCCCTTCTCCGTCGGTAGGAAGCTTTCCCTTGTCACAGTAGGAGAGCGACAGTCTCTCAATAACGCGCCAGTAGCAGCAGGCAACTTCAAGAGGGTCGATGCCACAAAGACCCTTTCTATACCAGCTTGCAGCAGCCAGATAACGCGGATGATTCTGGCGCAGAAACACAAGCGTTCCGATAACCCAGTTCCACTCTTCAAGGGTCAACATCCTGTCTATATGAGTTGAGACCCGATCTCCTCGCATTCGTTCTTCACGGGAATCTTCTCCAGGCATCAAGAAGCGGACTGGCTGGCGAGTGATGGAACTCAACACGTCGCAAAGCTGTCCAAGGTATACAATACCTGCTCTCTGTGCACCATCGGGAGATGAAGCCGTCACTGAAAACTCGACCCCCATGAGGCCTGATCTTCTCGTGTCCCGTAGTGTAATCTCCGTGAAAAACTCTTCGTCTCCTCGCGCTCCTTTAAGTGCGCGTTGTGTCATACGATCGAGTTCACGGCTGGGTCGGATCGGGCCGTAAAGAATTGCGTCCAGCTCAAAACGACTAGGTGTTGTTTCGATTGCTCGAATATTTGCTTGTGGCTGTGGCATGAGTTCTTCTGGCTAACAGTGTATTCTGGTGCAATTGCCGATAACAGGCACCCGGCCGGACGGCATGCGGCTGGAGTTCCGGGCAAGATAGGCATCCCGAGGCCTCCGGACAAGATTTTTCGGAATTCCGACCCTTTTCGGCCAGCCGTCGGCGAATCCCACTTTCCAGCGTCTCTCGGAGGCGTTCTGATCAAGCGCGGCCTCCGCTTGCAGAGAAGAGGGATTCCATCCGCTCATACGAGGGGCAGGCCTCCGTTGACAGTCCTCTCAGGGAGTGAAAGCCCTCGACGTTCTCCGAAGCCGCCAGCCCTGGCTCATTACGCCTGAGGCTCTCGACCACTTCGCCGCCCGAACCGCAGCCTTCGGCACCGGCCAACTCCTGCGCGATGATCCGCCAACCCATCCGCTCCTCAACATCGACGAGCGCATCGGCATCGTCCGCCTCCACGGTCCGCTCATTCGACGCCCCAGCCTGATTGAGAGCTGGCTTTTCGATGCGGTCAGCACCGAGGATGCCATCAGCGCGATTCATGAGGCGGTGAAGCACGACAAGGTCGAATCAATCCTTCTGGACATTGATTCGCCCGGTGGCACCGCAATGGGGACCACCGAACTGGCCGAGGCTGTCGCCGACGCATCCAAGGAGAAGTTCGTCTATGCCTATACCGGCGGTCTCATGTGCAGTGCGGCCTACTGGGTCGCCTCGCAGGCCGATGCGATCTACGCTTCGCCCTCGGCTCGAGTCGGATCTATTGGGGTCATCATTCCCTTCCTCGATACAAGCGAAGCCTTCGAACGGGCCGGGCTCAAGATGGAGGTCTTTGCCTCAGGCAAGTTCAAGAGCATCGGCACGCCCGGCGTCGCCTTGACCGAGGAACAGCGTGAGCTGCTCCATGCCGAGGTCGCGGAAATCTTCGGCGACTTCCGTGCGGCGGTTCTCGCCCGGGGCCGCAAGATCCCAGACGAGGCCATGGAAGGCCAGACCTTCAGCGCCCGCCAGGCGCAGCGCCTCAACCTCGCCGGCATGGCCAAGGACCGCGACGCCGTCCTGGCCCGGCTTCGCCGCCTTCACACCGGCAAAGTTGACACGATGGCCCGGTCGATTCCTCACGTGACCATGAAGACCGTCGAAGACCAGCTTTCCGAAGCTCTCGCCCAGATCAAGACCTTCCAGACGGAGGCAGGCGAGCGGGACTACGAACTCAAGCAGCTTTCCGAGCAGCTCAACGAAGCCAAGGCGGAGTTGCTCGCGAAGGAGGCCGAACTGGTCTCGGCAAGCCAGACGCATGAAGCCGCTGTCGCCGAACTCCGCCAGCAGCTCGAAACGGAACTGGCCGAAAGCCGCGAACAACTCGCGGGAGCAACCACCGAGATCGATCAGCTCAGCCAACAGGTCACCGGGTTGACCGAGGCGAATGCCCAACTCGCCGCTCGCGAACAGGATCTTGAGAAGCGGGCCGCTCTACGCGCCGCCCAGATCGCCGCCGAATCCGGCAGCCAAACGCCCGCCCACGTCACTCCGGCGGGAAATCATCAGCACAATCCCCTTCCGCAAACCGCCGCCGAAGTCTGGAACCGCCAGTTCCAGCCTGCCCGCTGACCTCCTTTCTGTCTCTTCAACCCACCACCCACTATGTCCGTTCCCACACTACTCGACCTTGCCAAGCTCGATGCCGGCGTCGGCTATCCGATCATCGAAGAATCCGTCAAGAGCGCACCCGAGCTTCGGGTGGTTCCGGCCTCCACGATCCTCGGCACCACGATGGAACTCACCGTGCGGACGGGGCTTCCTTCGATGGCCTTCCGCGATGCCAACCAGGGCGTTCCGCGCAGCAAGTCCCGCTACGAGACCAAGACGTTCCAGACTCACATCCTCGACCACCAGATCGCGGTGGACGAGCAGATCGTGAACGGTGCGAAGGATCGCGGACGCCTCCTCGAAAACCACGTCGGCGGCGTGATGGAATCGGCCATGCAATACGTGGGCAGCCAG